CAATATCAATGTATCGTGTCCAATCCTTGTCATCCCCTATACCATACCAATCCTCTATGTTGTGAAGCTCAAATGATGTATCCCCAACGGGTACTAATATAGAATTTGTCATTTGCATAAATGACCGCACAAAATCAACCACTTTGGTTGTTGGCATCACCCATTTCAAATCAAGGGTTGTGGTATTTAATGAATATGGTACTTGTACAATTTTAAACTTTGCCCCTGTAAATACACCACCATACGCCCATACATAACCAATACTTAATTTATCATTTTGGTTTAATTTAATTGTATAGGGTATTGTATTTACTCCCGTTCCTGTGATAAAAAAAGTTGTATCAATCGGGTTGCCATTTACCACAGGAGATATATAAACCTTTTGCCCATACAATCCACTTGGGGCATAGGAAACAATATTAATCTCAAACTCAATTACAAATGTTCCGTTAAATGGTACTGTGTATTCGTATGTAGATGTACTATACAACGATAATGGGTCGGATACAACGGTATTGAATTGAATCGGTTTAAATGTCTGTGTTGCTAATGCAGTATTTGGGATTGTGGTTGTGCCTCGTGTAACTTCAATCTTGGCATCATCATTATCATAATTCTGTACAGGCCCTGCAACACCCATTGGTGCAACATACCAATTATCAAACTCGGGTCGGTCTAATAATGTACCTCCCAACGTATAATTGATATTGGCAAAGCACAATTCCAACATTTTTTTGATTCGTATCATTGGGCGTAGGTCGTTTATCTGCACCCCTCCGACATCGTTTCGTGCAATGTTGTTTACAATTTGGAATGATCGGGAATATGTAAACCCAACGTGCCAATCCACAATCGGCCATATTACATCACCACTTAATAAATTTTGTTGCCAACTATTGGTGATATTGGTTGCATTTACAACGTGTTCTAACTCACTCCAATCAACATCAATTAACGTATCTTCCCCGAATAGGGCAAATGCGTTTTTTGCCTGTCCATAGAATATAATATCGTATTGACGTGCAAGTCCATTGGCATACTTCACCCCACTCAATTCCACGCATCCAACAAATACTGGCAATCCGTGAATAAAAATGGTTGCATCCAATTTAAGGTATGCGTTCCAATTGCCTAATACAATATTTTCCTCAAAGTAGTTGGAAAATACCTCATCATTAGTAGGTGAACTTGGGATAGTAAATTGTTGTGTAAAATCTGTTCGTGCCTGTGATAGGTCGCTTACATCCTTAACTTGTCGGGTTAACTTTACAACCTCATCTTGGAATAAATCAATTGGTTGACCTGCAATGGTCATCGAAAACCTAACATTCATTATCTTACGATTTTATTGATTAATGGCTGGTTGTATTCTATGGTTAACGTGTACTGAATCAATTTATCGTTAATTCGGGTTAATCGATTAAATGTTGAATCCACTATCCGTGCCGAATATGCTATATTATTCTCATCAATCAATAGATTATCCGATGCGAATAGTTGCTGAATAATATCATTATAAGCTTCGGGTATGTAGTCGGTATTCACCACCATTGTTGTGGTTGCATTGGTTAGGAAATTCTGTGTTTGATGAACCCCGTATGTCCACGCATTGGCCATATTCTGTGTTAGGAATATTGGTTTTTGGTACGTTTCCCTTTCGTAGTTGAATACCTTTTTTGATAATGCGTTAAACACCATTGTATCATACACCCCATAATTATTGAGGTAATGGATGGTTACACTTCCGTACTTATTTTGGCATTGGTAATCGATGTTATACACCTGTGTACCACCTGAATAAGCAAAAGTTATGGTGGTGTCGGAGGATACCCCTGCGGCCGCCAATAATTGCACCACATCAATCCCTTGTATGTAATTGGATGATGATGTAACTGCTACGGGTGTAACCGATGTTGCCCCAATGGTTATGGATGTAATTAGATTAGCATCATACCATACATAATAACTTGGTGTTTGTGATGTGATGTAAAATGTTGTTTTGTCTGTGAATACCCGTTGTGTTCCATAACTATGGTTAAACCCATCAAATGTGTATGACCAACCATTTGTTGCCAATTTGATGTTGGAAGAAACGTAAGAACCTGAACCAGTTGCCCATACTCCTTTTGCCTTAACCCCAAAATAACAAGCTCCGCCCGTTACGTTTGGTTTGTATGTGCCAACATCCAAGAAATCCTCGGTTAACGCTTGGTTGACTAATTTATGTATGTCAATCCACGCACGATTATTTGCAAAAGTATCGGCATCTCGTGTAATTGAATAATTTGGAGTTGCTGGAAACGATGCAGAACCATTCCAAACATAAACATCAAATAGGTAGTAAAACCCTGTTTTATTGTAGTCGGTGTCATAAGCTTGGTAGATTATTGGGGACATTGCCCCCATGTTGCCTTGTGGTTGTACTTCAAATGTTAGCGACATAATTTTGAATATCTTTTTTTACTGCCTCGGTTAAGGCATTTTTAAATTTAAAATTCGTGGATACCGTTGCCTTTTTAATAAAATCAAAAGGTTCTATCCCAAAGTGTTTTATTTTTCTGTTCATCATAAATCCCATTGCCTTTTTATTGGCACGGGTATTTTTTAGGAATTGCCCTGATTCGGGATCTCTTGGCCTTAACCTCTTATTCATTATCCACTCATCCATTGAACGTGGTGGAATACCTTTACCGCCACGGAATTTACCACTTGGCCATGGTTGCCTACCTCTACGGATAGCCTCCCCATACCAATCCATTGTAATACCAAATTCCATCCCATCAACAAATGGTTTAATTGACCGCACCAAGTTCCCCGATGCAACATAATTTGCCTTTACCTTTTGTTTGGTTACGTTTACTGGCTGCCAATCACTACCAACCTTTTTCCACTTTGCACGAATCGCAGTACGGGTGTGCTTGGCTTCCAATTCCAATCGTGCCTGTGAGGCGTAGAAATTCGCCATCTGTTGTGCAACCTGCTCGGTATTGGTGTACTTAATTGCCATTAGTAACAAGTGCCATCAGTAACCCAAGGGTTCTGTAATTCGATTGTAATAGATACATTGTATCCAGTTAATACATCTTGCCCACCCTCGGTAAATGGGGTGAATGCAATCGGTCTAATCCATTGTATTTGACTATAATATTCCTTTTCCTTTGCATATAACAATCGTGAAAATTCAACGTATAGATTTTGTAAAATATGGGCATAGTTTTGATTCTCGGTATAACCTATCTCACTATATACATCCACCAAATCTTGTTGCTCATTTTCACCTTTCAAATAGTTGGTAATATCAGCAATCAGGATATTAAAATTAAATTGCTCGGTTACATCGGTGAGGGATGCATTTTGCATTGTAACGTGCAATAATGGATATACTGTGATAGCTTTCAACGAATGCTCATCCAATGTTCCGTGGCTATAATTCCATCCTAATTCATCGGCTATTTCCTTGAATATTTGGAATGCAGTTCCTATGTGGTTATTGTTCATCGGTTTTTATTAAATGATTTTTGGATTGCTTGTTTTTCCAAGTCCGCCATGTCGCTTTTGTAACAACCCCAAAGGAGGGTTTTTGAAATGGGGTATTTTGTAACAATGTCAACTCTTGTAATATCTCCCTCACATAACCAGTTGACAAAGCTAAACCATCCCCACTTTTGTTGAATACCGTATTCGGAATCTGTACCCTCGGATTCGTTTCCAAGAACTTCAGGATAGAGTTGAGTAAGTCTGCTCCGATAGTCCAAAAAAAAACCATCGCACCATAGGCAACCCCTGATGGTATCATTTTAAATTCCTCATTGATCTTGCCATTGTATGGCTCAATATCGTATCTACCACCCTGCCCCTCAATTGTAATGGGTCTGTATAGCACCGATAATGTCTTGTACATATCCCCTGCCTTGTTGTAATTCTCTATATCAATAAATTCCCCTGTGGTTAAATCATCCATATTGGGTACAAACCCGTATTTAATTCCATTCAATTCAAACTTGGATTCAAACTTTGGCTTTTCGGATAATGCCTTAACTAAAATAGCTGCAACTTTATTCAGTACATCCATAGGCATTGCCTTTACTTCCTTGATTGAGATGTTACAGAAAATTGAAACTGCCTGAATTGTCTTATCAAACTCATCCAAATCCTTTGGCAACTGCTCGTATTCTTGCATACGCACCAATGGGATGTCATTTAAACAGGATGGTACTGATAGGGTTTGTGTAGTCATCATATTATTAACGATTGAAATTGTAATTGTTAGCGAACATCGTATTGTCCGTAATTCTTTTTAAGACCTAATGTTTCCATTTCGTGATACCTGAATGCATCAATGGCGTGATCAACACCAATGGGAATGGGTAATTGTTTACCATCCTTGCCTTTGTCCCAACAATAGCCCCTCAACTCTTTTATTAGGTTGGTGGAATCTTTGGTAATTAGGTACTCTTGGGATTGCATTACCTGTATTCCATAGTTGATTGAATCCTTGCCCTTGGTAACGGGTTTAATCTGTATCCCAAACCTCCGTATCTCTTCAATGGATTTAGGTTCGGCACTATCTGCATATATCGGAACTCCTTTGGGTAATACCTTGGCAATATCGGTGTTTAACATCCCTGTTCTGTAACAAAGCTCATTAACAATACGTTGGTTGTTGTATTGGTATATCTCTACAATTGCCGTGGGGTCTACCGAATAACCGAAATCCAATCCGCACCCAATTAATCGTGCCTCCTTGGGTATGGTGTCAATTTGTTTCCAGTTGCTAAATATAACGCCCTCTAAGTTACCAATTTGCCCCAACCCATATACTGCCCACCAATTACGCCAATAGTCGCTTGTTTCGGCTTTATCACGTGCCTTTTCTATCTCCTTAACGATGGATGCATCTAATGCCTCGTTATCCTTGTAGGTTAATACTACCATCTCGGAATCGGGGTCGTTTATCAATTCCGTGTCCACCCAAAATTCAGTTACTGGGTTGTAATCAAGGTATATAAACTTTCGGGTACGAATTGCCATTTGATAGTACGATTCCCATTCGATGTTGTTGCACTCATTAACGAATAACACATCACGCCTTGCACCTCGCAACTTGTCGGGTTGATCGGCACTAAAAAACTCAATGAATGAATCGTTGTTAAATGTATAGGTAAGGGATGATTTATTCCATTTGTTATCATCGTACATGCCTACCATCTGCATAATTTTAAGAAAATCACGGATTGCACCCCTTCTCAAATGTGGGATTGATTCCGATACAATACTTATTTCAACCATCTTATTTTGAACGGCATAGGTAATAAGCATTGGAATGATGCTAAATGTTTTGCTTGAACTTGTTCCGCCCCTAATAATGCGAACACGCTTACGCAGTTTCGCTATCTTGACTTGGGCAGTTGTCTTTTGTAACATTATTTCGCTCCTTCCATAATTGTATAACCGTATCAATAGCAATACCTAACTGCTTTGGTTCAGGCATTGGGATTTCATCTCCACGCCTCCAATCGTTGTAGGTAATCAAAAGTAGTATTGCTTCTTTTTCGGTCATAGTTTTTTATATTCTTCAATTCTGCTTAACCAATAATTTGCCCTATGGAAATCCCCTATATCTCTCCAAAAATAATAACGCTGATATAAAAATAACAAGGATGTCATAGTTTAGGCATTCTCTTTAATCAATCTATCAAGATACCATTGTGCTTTTTTTAAATCTTCCACCCCATTTTTTTTGTCATAACGCCATGTATATTTCATCACATTCCCTTTGAGGTATCCAATGTATTGTTCGTGGGGCATGGATGCCTTTATCGCATCAATACACTCAATATCGGATTTATAATGATTCGGGTTTATCTTGTCCATCTACTTCCAAATCAATGCCGTTAAATATTGGTTGCTCTTGTACTTGCTCAATGGTTTGTTTCGGCAATCCATATCCAGAATCCATCAATTGTTTATAGGCGTTTACATCGCCTCCACGGGCTTTTTTTATCAATGCCAATGTCATGATATCTTCTTGGGTTAATCGTTCCAATTCGCCAGTAATTGGGTTTTTGGAATCCTGCATCGCCTCTAACCACTTACGGGCTATTGTACTACGGTTCTTGCTGCCCTTGGGTCTGCCGTTTGGGTTTCGTACCTCACCAAGTTGTGCAGGTGGAATTAAGTTTTGTTCGTTTGCCATATTTGTCGAATTATTCTCGAATTACAATTTATTGATTTCTTCTTTGACTTGATTCCAAAAATATAATTCGCCATTGCTCAATAGGAATGTTGAATTACTTAATAGTTCATCAACCATAATTAACGCACATTCTTTAGCTTGATTATAGGCTTTATATTCTTTTGCTAATCCAATAGGTTGATTTATCCAAGCTTCATTTGGTGTTGTTTGGTAAAATTTTTCAACCAATTTGTTTGCTTTTTGTTGTGGTGTCATAGTTTTCATTAATTGATTAATTTTTTAACAAAATATTCTAATGTACTTTGATTTGTGTAATCATATCCATTTGCACCCATCGGAATAACATTAGGGCATGGTTGGTATGATTCCAATAATCTTGGTACTTTCAATTGCTCTGCGATTGCATAGGTAGAGGATTGATTTCCGATAAATAGTTTACAGGATTTAACCAGCATTGCCATTTGTAGTGCATCATCAATCAATATTCGTTTTGGTTGCCAATGGTTACGAGCTACAAATTCATCATATTCCTGATCTAATCCCACGAATATCACATTGTAATTTTGGAGGAACGAATAATTCATGTGCCTATTTCTATACCGACTACTAAAATTAATTACAATGGAATCATTAAATTGTGGGAATGTCTGTTCAACAAATAATGCAGGTTGTGTTAAATCGGTTGCAAGTTCGGGGTACACTTGGAAATGTGAACGCCTCAAATCACCACACGCTAAATTTAAACCGATGTTCCTGAATTGGTCAAAATTATAATCTACAATTCTTGAATCATGGATTGATACTTCCGAAATGTAGGGTTGTGCCTTTAACAATGGTTTAATGTAAGCATACATCTCACTATTCATGCAATACCTACCACTTGGGTGGTTTGGAACACCATTGGATAATTTAAAGCCAACGTAAAAATGCACAGGTTCACCGATTGCCTGAACTGCAGATAGGCAATATATTAAATCCCCAAGGTGTCCCGATTGTAATACTGTTTTCAATTTCATAGGTTGTTCATCATCGGCAATGGTTGCCTTTTCAATCTGTAACCGCTTTAATTCGTTGTTCATTTACTTGGTATAAATTGTGGTGTTCTTTACAATACTGGTAATTGGCTTCACCTAACTCCTTTAATAACGCTTTATCCGACAAATATTTATCCAATATACTCCAATCGTTATTCTCTACAAAAATCACGCCTTTGTTTTCTCGGTGGTTGGTGTATGGTTCAACGGCACTCACAAAGATGGGTAACCGATATGCCGCAGCTTCAATAATCTTCAATTCGGATTTATACTTATTGAACGATGTCTTTTCTAATGGTGCAATAACGGCATCCATAAATGCGTAATACTTACCATAGTTTAATACATTCACCCCCTCACCGATATAGAACCAATTAGGGCGTTCCTTTTCGCCCGTGATGTAGTATTCCATCATTTGGGATATGCGTTCCATTGGTGCATACCCAGCCAATAAGAAATTACATTTGTTGCGTTTTAATACATGGGATAATTGATTTTCTAATAACTTGACATCATACAAGTGTGATGATCCTGTAACATAGCCAATGGTAAAGGGATGGGCTGCCTTGGCGTTCCATTGTGGTTCTTCCAAATCCAATGCGTTGGGGGCGATGTAAACCTTTGGGTTGATTTCTTGGGCTTTCTCTGCCAATTGGGGTGTGGTAACAATTAACGCATCGGCTCTTTTGATACAATCCATTACCCCATCCTTTGCCTTTTTTTTGTATGAGGAATAGGCAGGGTTATGTTTTGGTATAATCCAATGGTCATCATTATCAACAATGAACTTAACACCATACTTTTTACAATCGGATATAATTTTGGTATTGAATCGCAGGTAACGTGATATTACAATAGCATCGTATTCCTGAACCTTTACCGCCTCAATTTCGGGCTTGGTGATGGCAAATGTTACATCCAATTGGTTGTGGAATCGTATCATTGCCCATGGCATCGCTAACCGATGGTAGGTAACGGCACTCATGCCATCCATTATGACTAATACTTTACTCATGTGATGTTATTTGTTTGGTTATTAAACATATTTAAATCGACATGATTTTGACTTGCGATATATTTGAATTACTGCCGTTGTATAATTAAAATTTGTTGATTCACATGCAATTTTTAAAGAATCAAATACAATACCAGTCATTAAATCTATCGTTGCCTTTTGATTATACTCCGTGATATTTTTTGATGCAGCCATTTTTTGTTTTTCACTACCTTTCTTTAATCCAATCCTCACTGCATGTTGTGTATTTTCTTTGGAAGTTACCCACTCCAAATTTGAACAATGATTATTTAATTTATTGCCATCTATATGATTCACTTGTGGTTTATTGTATTGATTTTCACAAAATGTCAATGCCACTAATCTATGCACATTGTATCTTTTGCGTATTCCATTTTGACATAATTCAATATTATAATACCCTTTGATTATTTGCGTTTTAATTATTCGGCCAGTGCTAATGCGTTTTACATCTCCATTTTCGTAGATTGTATATGTGCCTTCATATCCAATTAAATCTTTATATTTCATATTGTTTACTCTTGCGGAGTTATTGGAATATACATCCACCATTCAACGTGTTGGATATGTTCTTCGGTATGGGCATCAAACCAATCCTCTCCATCGTAATAGGCAATAAATTTATTGTCGTATATATCCACGATTAATACGTGCAACCCATCGGATGGTAATTGTTTGCTTGGGTGTCTATATGCTTTCATAAGGTTGTCCGTTCTTTGTTATTTTAATCGTTGGGTCTAACTTTTTCATTCTGTCAATAATTACTTGGCAATACTTAGGGTCTAAGTCCATACCGTAGCATTTGCGTTTGAGTTGGTGTGATGCTACCATTGTTGTTCCGCTTCCCGTGAATGGTTCAAATAAAATCATGTTTTCTTTGGTGAATAATTTTATTCCATTTGATGGCAATTCAACTGGGAAACACGCTTTGTGTGATTCTATTTGTGTTTTAGCGTTTGAAATTTCCCACACATTTTCATTGTACGCATGCTTATCTTGATACGAAAAATCTAATTCGTCTTTTTGAAATATAAATATAAATTCAAACGCCCTTGATAACCCTTTTGTCAAAGGAATGGCATTTTTTTTCCAAATTATAGTTTCCGTTAGCAATAGACCCGACTCAATAAACCTATTTACATTCTTAATAAACGATTGTCGCGAATTGTTGTTATACATTATATTCCAACAAACAATTCCCTTTGATTTTAATATAGTATAAAACGAATCTTTAATTTCGTCTAAAAATTTCAAATACTCATCTTCACTTTTATTGTCTAAATTGTTATTTTCATATAACTTTTTCCCATTGACTGACGCGTTTGCATTATATGGTGGGCTTGTAAAAACCATATCCGCTTTGTTTCCATCCATCAACTTTGCAACCGCATCGCTATCCGTAGAATCCCCACACAACAATCGGTGCTCACCTATCTCAAATAAATCACCCAATACAATATCGGTTTCAATCT